CATTATATGTGAGACAGGGATGAATGTCAAGTGTTTATAATTGATTTTCTCTGGATACATATCCAGCTGCAGGCATTTTGGTAGACCACAACAGCACACTTTCGGCTTCCACCATGCGCAGTGTGTGCGTCACATCGTTGGTTTTTACTTTGGCTCCTCTGGTCCATCTGCCATGTTCCACCAGTATGTAATCACCCACAGAGTACTCATCTGTGTTGTCTTTGCCTTTGGCATACACCTGTGCCCATCTGGGTTTGATGCCGTGTGTTTTGCCATCATCAGTGTGCAATATAATACCACCTTTGGTGGTGAATGAATCAAAATCCATGTCACTCACAATCACACGATCTTTAATAGGGATCAATTCTCCCTCAGTGATATGATATGCACTCATTATTTTTTCTTATCGAAGTTGCCTTCAGCGTCTTCCACCCACTCTTGATTGGCAGTGTCAGTTTTTGCTTTTTTTGTAGGCACAGTTTTAGGATGATCTCTGTAATAATCAGCTAGAACTTCTTCACGCTTACGCAAAATTTTACCACCGGGTCCTAATAGATCACCGCGAGCATTCACTCTTGCATTGCCCACAGCTGGTGTCAATTCATTGCGCTGTCTCAACAGATCAATATCAATCTGTTTGCCTTGCATGCTTCTGTAAACTTTGTTACCACTCTGTTTGATAGCCATATTTGTTGTCTCCTATTATGTATGTATTTATCTAAGGAACTCTCTCCAGTCCAAGCCATATTGGATGGAATCTATTCTGTGTATGCCCAACAAGTACAGCACATAGGACGCCACACTGCTGCCTCTGCCCACACCCCAAAGTATATGATTTTCACGCATGTGTTGTACCAAATAGTGCATGAATCTCAACAGATTGATGTAGTTGTGTTGTTTAAATGCTGCCAATTCTTCCTGAACTCTGGCCAGTGCTGTGATAGGAGTGATGCTGATGATGTGTGATTCTATATCAAAATTTTTAGCTGCTTCAGGCATGAACCATTCCATTTGCAGCAACTTGTCAAACTCCATCACATCCACCAGTTGTGGTTGGTACACCATTAGACCTTGGCCTTCTCCAGTGTGCAGCACAGACTGATTGAAAAAATCTATTTCATTGTGTGGATTAAATTGCAATTGTTGCAACACATCCAATCTATTTTGATAGATTAGATCCACAGCATCCTGATGGTCAAATATAGGCAGTCCTAAACTGTCTGTGTGCATAAAAGATTCATATGCTTTATACTAGTCGATATTGATGAGATTGTCAAGATCTTTTCCGGTTTCTTTTGCCATTTTCACTTGTTCTGCTGCCAATCTCTGTTTGAGTTCTTGATTGTACACTTCCACAAACACACCAATTTGTTGACGCAGTTCAGGATTACGACTTTGAAAATATTTTTTTCTCAGTTCGGAAAGTTTTGCTTCCAGTTGAGAGATGCTGTATTCTTTTAGATCTTCATTTAACGGATGAAACATGGCAGTGGTTATAGTGATTATAGAGCAAATGTGCCCAAAAATTTTCCAAACACTGTGGCACCTTGATTGTAGGTCCAAAATTCCACATACATTGGATTTTGATTGGCGTTGACCACAAATGGATTAGGAAAAGCAGAATCTTTGTAGATCAAACCAGCATTCACTGTGCTCCATACCACTGTGCGAGCCACACCATCACTGGTGAGTTCCACTATGATGCTGCTCATGCCGTTGGTCACTGTGGGCCAAGCGGTGAACGTCAATGTGAGATTGGCACCTACTGTGTAGGTTTGAAAGTTTCCGTTGGAAAGATTGATATTTTGTGCTGTGGTCACTGTGCCTGCTGAATACACTGTGATTGCATTGTTGTTGAACTTGGCACCTGATATGGTGTTGTTGTTGAAATTATTGGCTGCATTCAACTTGGCAGTGTTGGTTTGCAAGGCATCAATTTCTGTCTTAGCAGTGCCAAAATTGGTTTTGATTGTGTTAAAATTATCTCTAAATCCTTGGCTGTTGTTGTCCTGTCCTGCTATTGGATAGGTTTCATCAAGATTAACGGTGTTTATGTTGCTTGGCATATGAGTTCCTGTTTGTTTTATTTATCTGTTTAATTAGCATTAAATGTTATATTGATAGTTGGGAAACATGATATACTGTTCTGTACCACTGTCTGACGTGCTGTCTATGATGTATCTATCAATTTCAAAATGTATCTGCTTGAAATCAAAACTTGCATTGCTGAGTGCAGTCAACACTGAACCGCTGGTGTTGGGCAAACAGTAACACAGTGGCACAGCAGTCACATAGCCCAATGTCTGTGTGGCACCCAGTTGTGCTGTTCTCATCCAAAGGGGCAAAAACTCCGATTCAGTCGCGCCCACTGCACGGAGATTTTTTCGCATGTTGGTGGTGTTGCTGATGTAGCGTTCTATGTCATTAGCATTGCCCACTGAAAGGATATTACTGTCCACTTTGATCACACTGTTATTAGGTCTGAATCTAAAAGCATCAGTGGGATTGTTCACCACAGAGCCCACATTAATCACAGTGCTGCCATCTTGCAAGGTCACTGTCAATTCTCCTGTGCTGATATCCAGGATCAAACTGCCTAGACGTGCATAAATCTGCAAATTATTTCCTATGGCACCCACTTGAAGGGGTAGGTTATTGTTGCTGAGCAGTGTGTATGTGTTACCACCCACATTCAGTTTGGTCACATCATCTATCACTTCCAATTGTGTTTGACTAATGACGATCTTGTTGTTGTTTTTAATTTTTATTTTACTAGCCACCTGTTGATCAGCTTTGTCCAAAGCATCCAACATCTCCACATACACCACTTCATACACAGTGTTGTTGGTGCCAGGAGTTTTGGCCACTGCTGATTTAATTGAACCAAATTGATATTTTTTTCTGCGATGATTTTTCACTGTGGCTGCCACATAATAATTGATGGTTTTGGTTTCTATGCCTGCATATATCAACATCTTCAGTTGTTTTTGTATGCCGAACTGTGCATCGCTGGGTCTATAAATCACGCTGGGTGGAAATATTTCAGGATCACTCACCAAAGAAAGATAAAGATTTCTTTGTTCTGGTTTTAACAACGGTTTCACAAACAGATTGCTGTAAAGCAAATCACTCTGGCTGGTGACTGTGAGTGCGAAAATTTTTGTGGTAGCGCTGTAGCCAAATTGGTCTCTGGCTTCCACTGTGAACTCAAAGGATCTGTCTATGCTGGTGGTGCTGTTGTCCAATGTGAATAGTCTTGAGTCAAACACAGTAAGACCCAACAATCCCAATACAGGAAACTGTCTCACTTTGCCTAAAATTTCACCATCCAGTGCCAGTGTCAAACCATTGGGCAATGCTCCTGCAGTCAACACATATCTCAACACAGCATTGGGCACTGTGGTTTTGGCTTGCACTGACAGTGTGCTGATAAAATTAGCATTGATGCTGCCCAGATCATCATCTGTGTTCCAAGTGATCACACTGTCCACTTCACCTAATATTTTTACCACGAAAGTTTTATCTTTTATGGCCAATGTTTCATTGTTGGAGCCAAATCTTGTGGCTCTCACTGTGAATTTGTATTCTTTGGTCACTGCTGGTTGATAAGGCACTCTGCCAGCCACTTCACCTGATGTGGCATCCAATGTACAGCCTGGTGGCAGCACACTGGCAGTGTTGTCTTCAGGTGCATTGGTGGGTCTCAGTGTGTAGGCCACCACTCCTGTGAGAGTGTTGGGGTCATACAATTCTAAATACAGTGTCACATAGTTGTTGGCTCTTTTGTAGCCTAGATCTCTGGGTGTCAACCACTGTGGCATTCTGATGTAGGTGCCATCACCAGTAAATGTGCCAGCTCCTACCTGCAGTATGGTGTTGTCTGCTCTTAAAAAATCATCTCCCACAACAAAAATTCTAAATTTTCTTTTGACTATGCTGTCACCATCACTCACGCTCACAGTGAATTCATAATATCTACTTAATTTTTTTGGTGATTTGGTGGGCACTGACAGATCATAGAATTCCACATCATAATAATAGCTTTCAAAACCATTGGCACTTCTCAATCCAAAATCAAATGGAAAAGCACTGTAGGTATTGGCATCATAGAATCCACTGTTGGCAGTCACATCCAGAGCCAATATGGGATCTATCACACCAGTCAATTTGCCTTGCTTGGTGAGTGTGATGCCTGGCGGTAGAGCACCGTCCCCTCTAGCTATAAAATATTCTAATGAATCTCCTGCTGAAAGATCTGTGTCTGTGGCCTGCAACTGATAGTCCACATAGGCACTGTCCAGTATGAATAGAGCATTGTTTGTGCCCACAGGTAGATCACCTGCAGCAGTGATCCAAACAGGATCATCCGGTCCTGACACTGTGATACTGTAGGTTCTGTCTTCAATGTCTGTGCCCAGCCTAGCACGCAGCACAAATCTAGATTGGGTGGTTCTAGCCACCTCTAGAGTGGTGCCCACAATTGCACTGCCCTGCAGTCTCAATCCTATGGGCAATGTGCCTGCAATCAACTGCACACTGTTGACAGTGTTGAGTGGCAAGGCAATAGCTGTGATGGTTCTTTCCGCAATTGTGCCCAATGAATATCCGGTTGGCTGTGTCCACAAGTTGCTCATATGTAGTATTTATTGAAAATTATATGGAGCCGAAGTCATGCACTGCAGTATTAGGAATGAGAATAGTGCCCATGTCCACAGGATTGATACTGAAATAAAGATCTAACAGATTGGTGATGTTTGCCACTGGAGGAATACTGGCGTCCAAAGTGATAGTGCCCATGTCAAATCCTATGAATGAATTTCTATCATCCACATCTATTCCATACACCAAGGACTGCACATTGTTGGCTTGCACCACATCCACATTCACTATATCAAAGCCAGCACCCAACAGGTTGGCTCCTAGAGTGGGGGTGTTTTCATTGCTTAAAAATGATGCTATCTCCAGTGTGGGAAACGCTCCACCTGGCAGTATCTGAGCCACTGCTGCGCCATTGCCAAACACCTGCAGTGTGTTGCCATTCACCAGTGTGGCCAATGGACCAGTGTTGCCCACTATGCCTAGACTGATCACTCCTGATGCTGCAATGGTGATTTTGTCATTGTTGCTGGTCAGTGTGATGTTGCTGCCTGCTTCTAAATTTCTCAATTGTAATTCAGCGCTAACTTTTTGATAGAATATGCCTTTTACTGTGCTGCTGTCTGCCAGTCTGTTGACCACTGTGGTGCTTTCAGGCAACTGTGCATTCAGTGTGGCAAAATTATTATTGACTTTGATGAACGCTTCGCGTAGATCATCACCTGTGCCGTCATTGGCAATGGTTCCTATGTTTATGGTGCTTATGGGCATGTCAGTATTTATCTTTCTGTGTTTTTAACCAAATCTTCTGATCCGTGTTCTTGGGTAAGCAGCACCTGTGGAAGACCTAATTTTGTGTGTGTTTATTGCGACATTGCCTGACAGTGCTCTTTCCAATCGATAAAACAAATGTCTATTGTTGGAACTGTCTCCCAATGATGTATAATCTCCCGCCGCACCACCTGTGCTGCCTATCTGCCCAGTTTTGCAATGTGCGATCAAATATGCCAGTGCTTCAGATTGTGTCAAAGAAGGTTGATTTTCTGCCAAACAAGCCACACATCCTGTGACCTGAGGACCGCTCATGCTGGTGCCTGATATGGATCCCAATCTAAAACTGGCATTTCTAGGATCGTTCACCAGTGTGATTCCAAATTCTGAGGCTGCTGTGGTGTCATACACTGCTGACACAATGTTGCCGCCAGGTGCCCAGATGTTCACTCTGCTGCCATAGTTGCTTGTTGCATCTTTGTATTCTTGAGTGCTGACTCCTATATTGCCCACACAGATCACATTGTCAGCTGCTGCAGGTGATGACCCTCTGGAATGAAAAAGAGTGCCGCCTACCTCAACTGAATTGTTGTAATCTGCAGCAGCAGCAGTGGCACAATTCCAATAGCTGTTGCCAGCTGAAGATATCACTATCACTCCATCATCAATGGCATCTTGAATGTCTGCATCCAAGGCAGTGACTCTAGCTGGTGTACGGTAAAGATATGTGCTGGCTGGCACTGGTACTCCATTGGCTTCCAATGTGGTTTTTCTCTGAGGATTTGTGCCTGTCACTGCTGTGGTGACTCCTCTGTAAGTGACTGAACTGATTGTGCTGATACTGATATTTCCATAGCTGTAACCCCAGCTGTGATTGGTCACTGTGGGATTGCGTCTGCCTGTGATGGGATTGATGGGTTTGTTGAGATGAAATGCTCTGAGATAATCAAAAATGTACAGTGTCCAATCTCCCGCAGGAGCATTGGCTTCAGCATAACTGAATTCCATGTGATAGATATTGGCATCACGAACCCAGCCTTGAGTGTTGCCAGCCACTGTGCCTGCCACATGGGTGCCGTGATTGCTGGAAATGTTGGCATAACTGTATGTGCCTGTAGTGCTGTAGCCCAGTGTGGCACTGTGAGTGAACCAATTATACTGATTCACGCGACTGCCACCAGTGCCGTCTGAGTTCACAGCAAATTCTGGATGATTGGGGTTGATGTGTGCGTCCACTGTCACCACATCCACATTGCGACCTGAGCTGGTGGTGTTCACAGTCTGTGTGGTCTGAGTGAATACACCATTGGTGCCCCAGTTGGCCAATGCTGTGCCTGCAGCAACTCTGTACAATCCCCAATTTTTATCATTGGTGTCTATGGTGCTGGATTTTTCAAAATTTCCTGACTGTGTCCAATGGGGAGTGGGAATGATGCCTAATGCGCTGGGCAAAAGTTCCACAGCCAATACTCTAGGATCATTACGCAATTGAACTGCTTCTTCATCAGTGAGATAATAGTGAGTGTTTCTGCTGATTTCTCTCAGTTGAGCTATGTCCACTCTGCGATTGGGAATGTGTGTATCTCCGCTCACGCTCTCCATGTCATCATAGAAACTGTCTATGTCTGAACGGTTACGCACAGTGACCACATATTCTTTCATGTCTGACATGTTATGCCTCCAATTTTATCAAGGTCAGTGTCACTGTGACAGCAGCAGTGCTGCCGCTCTTGTTGGTCACACTCACAGGGATGGTGGTGGTGGGTGATGTTTCATTGTTGAATCCTATCACTCCAGGTGACATCAGTATGGTCTGTCCACCAGTGGTGATCACTTCTGCAATCACTCCTGATCCTGTGGTGGGATCCACAGTTTCCAGTCTGCTTGAATCTGAGGAACGACTGGCAGTATCTGTGTACACTCTCACCCAGGCTGCCACTGATGTTTGAATTTTTAAAAGAGCATAGCCTTTGAATCCTGTGATGTTTAGATCTCCTGAAGCTAAGTTGGCCAATGAACTGGTAGCGCCTGCGGCAGTGCTTCTTGATTCCAAACCAGATACTCCTGCGGCTGCGATGGTCACTGTGTCTGTGCTGTCGTTGGTGGTGATAGTGATGCCAGAGCCTGCTGTGAGAGTGAGAGTGTCTGCAATATTATCTGCTGCAACGGTATTTTGACCTGTCACTGCTATGCTGGTGAATGAGTTGGGCTGTGATGCTGTGATGGTTATGGTGTCTGTGCTGTCGTTGGTGGTGATGGTCACATTGGATCCAGCTACCAAAGTCAAAGTGTCTGTGCTGGTGTCTGCCACCACAGATGTTTGCCCAGCCACTGCTATGGTGGTGAACACATTCTGTGTCACGTTGGGCGCACTGTTGGTGATGGTGATGGTGTCTGTGCCAGCATCAGCAGACAAGCTGATACCTGTGCTGGCTGTGAAAGTTAATGTGTCGTTGAGTTGATCAGGAACAATATTCACTGCTCCCACAGTCACTGTGCCAAATGCGTTCAATGGCACTGCGCTGTTGATCCAGTTGGAACCATTATATTTTAAAACTTCTCCTGATACAACTGAAGTGATGGTGACATCTGTGAGATCATCCAACACCACTGGTCCACCTCCGCCCACTGCTTGATCTACAAAACTTAAAACTCCTGAACCATTGGTTTTGATCACTTGGTTGTTGGTTCCACCCAATATGCTGATGTTGGCCACGTTGACCAGTATGGGACCTACCACTTTGCCTGTGACACCATTGATCATCTGTGTGGAATCATCTGCAAACACTGAACCTTGAATATCTCCCGTGACATCACCTGTGACATTGCCGCTCAAATTGCCTGTGACTGAGCCAGTGACGTTGCCCACCACTGCACCTGTTAAATTACCTGTGACATTGCCCACCACTGCACCTGTGTGTACTCC